CCACCACCGCTGGACCCGCCCCTGCACCGCCGACCGCCCGACAGCTGCGTGACCTGATCCAGTCGCTGCCCGAGGATGAGATCCCAGACCTGAACCAAAGCCGCGCCAGGCGTGAGCACTACCAGGCCGAGAAGGCCCGGCTTGAGGCCCTCCAGGGTCGCGGCGAGCTGGTGCCAGCTGCTGACGTGCGCAAGGAGGCCTTCGGCCTGGCCCGCGCCATCCGCGACAAGCTGATGGGCATCGCCGACCGCCTGGCCCCGCAGCTGGCTGCGACCCAGGACAGCCGGATCTGTCACCACCTGCTGAGCGAAGAGATCCGAGTGGCGCTGAGGGGGCTGGCCGATGGCTGACGCCGCGCAGGTCTACCGGCTGGCGTTCCTGGAGGGGCTGACGCCACCGGCGCCGATGACGGTGAGCGAGTGGGCCGACGCTCACCGGATGCTGAGCCGCAAGGGCAGCAGCGAGCCGGGGCCGTGGCGGACGGATCGAACGCCATATCTGCGCGAGGCGATGGACTGTCTGAGCCCGTCGAGTCCATGGCGGCGGGTGGTGCTGATGTTCGGCAGCCAGATGGGGAAGACCGAGGTGGTGCTGAACTGGCTCGGCGCGATCATCCACCTGTGGCCCGGGCCGACGCTGCTGGTCCAGCCGACACTCGACATGGCGAAGCGGTTGAACCGCCAGCGCCTGGACCCGCTGCTCAAGGAGACACCGGTGCTGAGTGAGCTGATCGCGCCGGCCCGCAGCCGCGACTCGGGCAACACGATGTTCCTGAAAGAGTTTCGCGGCGGCCTGTTCGTGCTGACCGGCGCCAACAGCGGCAGCGGTCTGCAGAGCATGCCAGCGGCCTACCTGGCGGCGGATGAGGTGAGCAGCTACCCGCTCGAGGCCGACGACAAGGGCGACCCGCTGGAGAACGCCGAGACCCGCACGAGCACGTTCCCGATGGGGAAGGTGCTGATCACCAGCACGCCCGGCACTCGCGGCATGTGCCGCATCACCCAGGAGTTCGAGACCCGCAGCGACCGCCGCCGCCTGGCTGCGTTGATGCCGTGTTGCGGATCGCGCGAGGTGCTGCAGTGGCGCGAGCACATGCGCTGGGACAGCCCGGACGGTGAGGTCTGGTGCCAGTGCCCAGCCTGCGGCGAGCGGGTGGCGCAGCACCACAAGACGGGCATGCTGCTGGGCGCCGAGTGGCGCGCGACCGCCCAGGGCGATGGCATCACCGCGGGATTCCACCTGCCGGGCTGGTATGCTCCAGCGGGCTGGACCAGCTGGGAGATGATCCGCGACGAGTTCCTTCGGGCGAAGGCCGATCCTCTGCTGCTGAAGGGCTGGGTCAACAAGCGCGCGGCCGAGGCCTGGGAGGATGAGGCGGTGGCGAAGGTCTCAGCCGACGGGCTGATGGAGCGCGCCGCCGCCGAGGGCTACCAGACCGGCTGGTGCCCCGCTGGGGTGGTGCTGCTGCTGATGGCGGTTGACGTGCAGGACACCTGGCTCGAGGTGGCCGTTTGGGGATTCGGTGCCGATGAGGAGCAATGGCTGATCTGGCACCAGAAGATTGAGGGCGATCCGTCGGCCGGCGACGTGTGGCAGCAGGTCACGACCATCCGCGACACCGCCTGGCCCCGCGAGGGCGGCACCGCGCTGAAGGTGCGGCACTGCGGGGTGGACACCGGCGGCCATTTCACGCAGGAGGCCTACGCCTACTGCAGGGCGCATGCCCGCGACGGCGTGGTGGCGCTGAAGGGCAGCAGCGTCAAGGCGTCACCGCCACTGAGCCGCGGCCGGAAGGTCGACGTCAACGCCAAGGGGGTGACGATCAAGGGCGGCGTCACGCTCTACATGGTCGGCGGCGATGGTCTGAAGCGCACGATCTACGCGCGGCTGAAGCGAGAGGGCGCGATCCACTTCGGGCAGAACGCCACCGAGGAGTTCCTGCAGGGCCTGACCTGTGAGCGGCTGGTCCCGCGCACGGTCAAGGGGTTCCAGGTCCTGGAGTGGCAGAAGCCTGCGGGCGCACGCAACGAGCCGCTCGATCTGACGGTCTACTGCCTGGCCCTGCTGGAGCTGGTGCGCCGCCGCTACAACCGGGCGACGATGTGGCAACAGCTGGCGAAGGCGGCCGACACAGGAGCACCGGCAGTCGCCGCAGCAGCTGAGCAGCCGCGCCGTCGACAACCGCGATCGACGGGCGGATTCGTTCAGGGGTGGTAATCTGTGACTGGTGTCATGCGAGTGGCGACCCCCCGGCCTGGTGAACCGGGGGGTTTTTTCATGCCGCCGCTACAGTCCGGCCAGGAGGCCATGCCATGACCGTCCCGGCGGAGATCAGAGCAGGAACAACGGTCCAATGGATCGAGCCCGCCGGCGTGGACCTGGATGGCAATGCCGCAACGTCAGCGACCTGGACGCTGACCACCTACCTGCGCGCGCACATCAACCACGAGGGCGCGATCGTGGTTGGCACCGCCCGCACGGACGGCGGGTGGAATATGGCGATCAGCGCCAGCACGACGAGCGGATTCGATGCCGCCACCTGGTACTGGGAAACGCGGCTGACCAGCGGTGCGCTGGTGGTGCCCAACGGCTACGGCACCACGACCGTGCTGCCGAGCCTGTTCTACACCGGCCAGCCTGCGGCATTCGACGGCAGGAGCCAGGCCGAGATCGACCTGGAGGCGGTGCAGCTGGCCATCCGCGAGCTGATCGCCAAGAAGGCCAAGCAGTACACCATCGGCAGCCGGAGCTTCACCACCCAGGACCTGGGCCAGCTGATGCAGCGAGAGGCGCAGCTCAAGGCGATCGTCGCTCGTGAGCGCGCCGCCGAGAAGGTGGCCCAGGGCCTCGGCAACCCCGGGAACCTGTTCGTGAGGTTCAGCTGATGGGCAAGCGGAAGACACGACGCAGCAAGGTCGCGCCTGCGGCTCCCAGGCGCCGCGCCTACGAGGGTGCAATGATCAGCCGCCTGACGAGCGACTGGGTCACATCCGGGACCAGTGCCGACGCTGAGATCGACGGCAGCCTGGTGCGGCTGCGCAACCGATCGCGGCAGCTGGTGCGCGACAACCCTTACGCCAGGCAGGCGATCCGCGCCATCGGCGCGAACGTCGTCGGCCGCGGCATTCGGCTGCAGGGCCGCGTCCCGATGCAGCGCGGCGGCGGCCGACTGGACGCCAGCATCAACCGTCAGATCGAGCGGGCATGGGAGGACTGGTGCCATGCCGACACCTGCCACGTCGCGGGGCGGCTGAGCTTCGCTGAGATCCTGCGGCTGGCGATCACCTCGGTCGCCGAGTCCGGCGAGGTGTTCATCCGAATGGTGCCCGAGGCCATGGGCAACGGCCGCACCCCGCTGGCCCTGGAGGTCCTTGAGTCCGACTACTGCGACGAGGGCAAGAGCAGCGGGCCAGCGGCTGACGGCCAACAATGGCGGATGGGCGTCAAGGTCGACCGCTGGCAGCGACCGGTCTCCTATGCGTTCCGCACCCGTCACCCTGGCGACCTGGTGAACAGCGTCGGCGGCGAGGTGGTTGAGGTGCCAGCGTCAGAGGTGCGGCATCTGTTCATCACCGAGCGGCCCGGCCAGACCCGAGGCGCGCCATGGACCGCCTCGGCGGTGCAGCGCCTGCACCACCTGGCCGGCTACGAGCAGGCCGAGGTCGTGCGGGCCCGAGCGGCCAGCAGCTTGATGGGGTTCATCCAGAGCCCAGAGGGCGAGCTGCAGGGAGACGAGGTGTACGACGACGAGCGGGTGTCGAACTTTGAGCCGGGGGTGTTCAAGTACTTGGCCCCGGGCGAGACCGTCAGCGTGCCCCAGCTGGATGCACCGGACGGTCAGTTCGAGCCGTTCATGCGGGGGATGCTGCGTGCTGTCGCCGCTGCGATCGGCTGCAGCTACGAGACCATCAGCCGCGACTACAGCCAGAGCAACTACAGCAGCAGCCGGCTGAGCCTGCTGGAGGACCGCGAGATGTGGCGGATGCTGCAGGACTGGCTCATCGAGCATCTGTGCCGGCCCGTGTTCCTCCGGTGGCTGGAGGCCGCCCTGGCCTCGGGCGATCTGCAGATCCCCGGCGCCACGCCTGACACGGGCCGGCTGGCAATGGTGCGCTGGTTCCCGAGGGGATGGGAATGGGTCG